CTGCTAGATCCCCAATGGTGGTAATTTAACCCACCCCTCTGGTTCTTCTAAACTAACCGGTAACAAGCCGGAAAGAAAGAGAAGTCCGAAATCAGCGGTGACAAACCGCTTCATAGACCGACATCCGTTAACGGGTCGGTGATCGTCGTGATATCCACCAATGCGGGACCAAAGTCTCCTCAAAAGGCAAGAAGAGGCTCCATCCCGCAGACGGATTTACGCGAACGATCTTTGTGCGCGTCTTTCGACGCTCAGCGAAGGGGACGGATGAAGTACTCCCGTTTAAAGCTCCCCTAATGAGGGCTATATCATAGCCTGTAATCGACTTGACCGGGAAATCTGGCCAAGCCTCCGACCTTACCTCAATCCAGCTCCACGATTGCGTCTTACGATGCCATCGAGAGAAGGGTGAGGCAAGGAAGGTATCCAAGGGAACCTCAAGAGCTGTATCAACGTTTCCCTTGCTAGGGCGAACGAACATACATTCTTTCGGAATGAGAGATTGGAGAAAATCCAATGACTCATAGAAGATGCATTCCCATGCACCTTTCGACCTTGAAAGATTACAAAACTTGAAAATGTTCTCGATCGAATCGAAAGCATAATCAAGACTCAAAGGACGGACGTCCTCGCCTTCAAACCAATCTGCACCACATGATTCACGAAAAGGACCAGATAAAAAGGTCTTATCCGTGTTAGCCGTAAACCCACACACTCGTAGCAACTCGAGCACGCGGGGAGCAACTGAACGTCTTACTATGATATCATCACCATAGACGGAGTAATCCGGACTACGATGCGACTCTGTGTAAGCCGTGTTGCAAAGCGACGCAAAAATTAGCGTCTCAAGTGGAAAGCAGAAGCCGTTACCCATCGTTACAAACTTATGGTATTGATATTCCTTACCAAGAAGAGTGTAACTTTTGGAACGAATGGCATCAAGAAAATGATACCATTCGTATGGGAGCATATAATGACAAAGACCTTTCGATATGCTATCGCTAGCACTAGAAAGATCAATTGTCACATATGGGTCAGAGTCAGGAAGGCTGCCTTCTTGGGCAAGCCACTGATTAAAACTCTGATCAGACAGATCGATGCCAACCCTTTTCAAGCGTTTCCGCATGAAAAGATCAACACCTTTCTGCACATACCCATTTAACAACGGCTCGACCGCTATTGTCCTTTCGGTTTTAACGGTCTTGGGCACAAACGCAATTTTATTGTTGTCTACCATGCTAGCCCGCTTCGAAAAGGATTCATTAAAGAAATCCAAATCAACGCGATAGTAGGGAGTACCTGGTTGCCGTGTTAAAAGCTCCCAGATATAGTTATCCCTACTACATGCAGCACGTGCATAGTAGAAAGCGCTCGGAGTTACGGTCCAATCCTTCGCCAAAAGTTTACGCGCAGAATTGGTAGCATTCCCGTGAATTCCGACAGATGCACCGGGTCCAAAGTCGCAGAGGTCGTATATTTTATTGAGCGAAAGATCGCCCAAAACATACGAAATCCACGAGCGAGCCTGAGAAAGGGCTAGCTCGTGAGGACTTCTTATATTCTCATATAAGAAGAACCGCCGATTGACAAGCTGACATTTACGTTCAGCCAATCTAAAGGTGGTTAATGCCCTCTCACGAGGATCAAAACTAACTGATCCAGGCGGGAAGGGATATTTCCTTATAACTGCAGACAACTGATTCAGTAGCCGATGTTCGGCTGCCGTCTGATACGACGTAGACGAGATAGAATCAGCAACCATAACAAGTTCCGTATATTTCTCAGCATTTAAAAGACTGAGCATTTTGCGGGACATGTCATGGTCAATAGACCCCAACAAAACTCTGAGAAAACCCTGGTAATTACGCCAGGAATTACTTCTCAGGAAGCTGTTGCAACGGTGTAGTTGCTCCAACTTTCGGGATTTCATAACGATCTCCTTTAAAGTTGAAACCGAACATTGCGTACGGTCCCATGACGATCCAGGTAACAAGCAAAATGCAAGCTACCACCAAGATACGATTAGAGCTCCTCATCACTTATCCAGTGATGACGGAGTTCTTAACCATCGTCTTGGCCGGTGCACTCGAAAAGAATGCACCGAGATCGGCACAAATCGTATCGATGTTCGCTGTCGAAATGCCCACAGGAAGACTGAACGACATCTCCGTAATGCTATCACCAGTTGTGGTGAGAGCACCCGTGAGAGTGTGCGTTCGCGAGAGCTTAAACGACATACGTGTTACACCCGAGAAGACAGCGGTCGGTTTAGGCAGCACACGTCCAACGCGAAAATCATCCTTCACGCTGGTAGTGTGAGCTGGACCGACGTAACTTGCGGCGTTAGCCGCAGGATAACTGTCGAGGGTGTACGATGAGGCGTTGAGAGTCAAAGCCATAAGGTTAACACCTTAGAAGAAAACAAAAATGCCTCAATGAGGCGAAAATCCGACTGAACGCAGCCACTGATTTGTTAAAGTGATTGCATCCATAACCCGGTTGAACTTGTCAAAGCGGAAATCGCTATTGATAACAAGTGCACTCTGATCGTCGGAACGTATAAAACGGTTCGTGTCGTAAGTTGTCATAAGATAACTGTCCGACGCCGAACCAGCGACGGTCCATACTGTGGGAGCAGAACTAACGGTAGACGTAGGGTAATAAAAAGAAGTTACCACACGTTTGGCAGTTAGAACTCCACCATAGGATGAAACGCCGACCCTCGGAATGTTAGCATAGAGAAGATCTCCAATGTTAGCAAACCAATCAACCACAAATGAATAGCGGGTCAATTCCCAGGCTACACCTACAACATTATGGAACGTAAGTCCCAAAGTGTTGAATAACGACGGTGTATACTTGTCAAAGTGAGTCGCCCTGACCGATAATTGGTCAGCACGAGCCACCTGATAGCTAATCAAGTATGGATAATTTGTGAAGGACCCAGTAGAAACCGAGTTCCTGTTTATCGACCCACTAGCGCGGGTCGTAACAGTTTTCGGTTCCTTCTTGTAATCCTTCTTGAGGGCCTTCATCACCGCCTTGACGTCGCCCATTAGGGGAGTAATCCCATAACGGAAGCGAAGCCATTCAGACGAAGCAAAGTCAATGAAGTCTTTGCTCTGGGCTGCAACTCTAAGATACTTGTTTTTCCTTTTGCCATGGCGACGAAAATCGCGGACAAAAGAAATTACATTCTCTAGAGGTGCGGATACCATATCGAAAGTCTTATCGATCTCAGCTAAACTTTCAGAAAGATTAGCAAGACCTTTTTGACGATCAGCAAGGCATCGAGTCCAAATTTCGTCTAGGAGCCTGTTGGTATCAGTGCCAGAAATTACGTTAGTATTTGAAGGCACATCAACAGCAGCAGCATACATTGCTATGAACATCTTCCCAGAATATACGTTTACGGAATACAAATCCGGACCCGTACAAGTTTTGGGAACTGACGTATGGGACATAACCGTAGAACCGTTAGAAATATTAACGATGCGAACGTTATGATAAGGATTGAGGATAACATCACCTCGCTTCTTACGTTTCCAATAGTCAGGCGTAACAACGTCCGTGGTCGTTGTACGATCCCCGATATATACATTGCCGATACCCCCAGTACTAATCGTATGAATACGATTAGCACAAGAAAGGGGGTAAAGATCAGTTGTATAAGTCAGGGAATTATACAACGCGCCTTTCGAACGAGTACGCATAGCAACGACTCCAAGTGGTGGAAGAAAGGGGCGGTAAGTCTACAGAAGTAGATTAGTCATTGAATTTGAGAGGGAAAACAAGCCCACCAGATTCTTTGACCCCTTCCACGTTAATTTCCTCTTCGGGGGACGGGAACGTAGTATGCTCCAAATACCCTAAGGACGATGAGAAAAGTCTCACATCATCTCCAAAGGCAGAAGGAATAAAACTACGATCCAGTCCGACCAACCTATCATCATCGTCGAAGTATTGGATAAGAATAACATCCTTTAGAACGTCAATGTTGATATACATGGTCTTCCTTAGAGAAAGTTAAAATGGGACACAAATTGATGTGTCAGAACCTCAGGGACTTTCAAATGAAAGGAC